TTCCGGACGAAGATCGCGCGGTACGCCATGAGCCTGTAGTTGAGCCGCCCTCTTTCCCGAGCGTGCGACCAACCGCAGACCGTTGCAGGTAATACCCGCCGTCAGTCAGAGACCAGATGGCGGGATAGATCGGAAGCGGTGGAACCCAGCCGCCAGAAGAGTCATCGGCCAGAACTGTCAGAAGGCCCATCGAAACCCCGTCAAACGTCGCTGAAAATAAGCGTGTAGGTGCGAGCAGCGGCAACCGCGCCACTGGTGTTCAGTTTAACCTTCGTACCTGCAACCGAGCAAAACTCAGACGGAAGCGTGCTGATCAGCGTGTCCGCAACCTGCGTGATCGAACGCGCAGACCCGGATGTTCCGTAGATCGGCTTATGAGTGCCGCCATTGAGCGACACAGACAGAAACAGCGTCACGGCATCAACTGCCGCCGGGGTGATAATCCCGACAAGGGAAAGCCCTTTTCTGTCCTGCTGCCATCTAGTCAGATCGACCTCATTAGAAGCCGTGCCATTGTTTGCAATCGTTACATCGTAGTGATGAACAGCCATTGTAATTCCCCTATCAATTGTTGCTGCGTGAGACTTCGTACCATTCTGTGCCGACCTTTTGCACGGTCAGCGTATCTCGATTGCCAAGCGTGACGTCAGCGCCACCGGCCAGCCTGAACTTCGCAGACCCGCCGCCGCTTGCATCTTTCACGGTCGTATTGCCGTTCGATGCCGTCATGACAATAACCTGACCCTGCGTCGCCTCTCTACCACTAACGTCAGAAAGTGTGTTGAGGTTAGTTGCGCCGGAATGTGCAAGCGATACATTCTTGGTCATGTTATTAACAGCAATCGACGTTCCTGTTCCATATTCGCGGACTGTGAATGTCTCGTCTGTTCCTCCGTTGTCGGCCAGATAGTTGCGAGACACAGACCGGCTTACCTCATACCAGATTGTACCCCTGCGAACAAATGTCACGCAGTCACGAATGTCCGGTATGTAGTCGCGCGCATCTTTCAGGTAGAAATTACCACCGTTGCTTTCGTCTACGAACTTTACGTTCCCGGCGCCGATGTTCGCAGTCATCAACTGACCATTCGCAAGCGCATAGTTGGTGTCTGCAACGAAGTCAGTAATCTCTCGGATTTCTCCAACCCGGTCAAATGAGTTTGCGCTGTAAGCGTTTGTGTACGTGCTTCCTTGCAGGTCAATGTTTGTAGCATCAACGACAGTGACAGTCCAAACGCCGTTTGCCTCGATTGTTCCAGCAACACCCCACACCCGCACAACGTCAGACGTTGAAAGCCCGTGCGCTGACGCCGTGGTTATGCGTACAAGTCCTGCCCCGTTGTTTGCCGCGCCAGCAACACCAACAGACGGCGGCGCAATGCTTACCTCTTCCGTCCAAGGGTAGATGGTCTCCGTGCCGCTTGTGCCGGTGCGCTGTCCATTTGAGTCGGTCTGCTTTCTGTAACTAATGCTGTTGCCATTCTCTATGATGGCCGCGCCATTATTGCCCCACGTATAGCCGGAATCGTAAATACCCATCGTGATCCGCTTCGTTGTAGAAGGCGACGAGTTTGCGATGTGGATCATCGTTTCCGAATCGGTATTGCTGGACTTGCCACCGAAATTGATGCGGTCGCATTCAATGTTGGTCGCCTGCGTCGTATCGTCAACCCAAAGACCGCACCGCGCCTCCTGCATCCTGAAACCATCAATGTGAAGCATATTTGTGCGCTTCACCTGAATCTCATATGAGTCTGCGTCAGCCGCCCCTGTGCCAAGAATGCCGTTCCCGTATGAGTCGCAGTTAATCAACTTGCCATAGCCGCCGTCTGCCCCGTTGGCTGACTCGGTGAAAAGAAAGCCAGACTTCCCGTGGAGTTCAGAGTGAACCCCGGTGATGGTGTAATCAAACACGCGGCCAAGAACAACGCCGTACCCATCGGCAGTTCCGCACTGTCCGGTGTCCCATGTAATGCTTTGCGTGACACCGCCGCCGGACTCGTCCCATTTCCCAATCTGGACGTTGCACTTCGGGAAACCTACAAAGTTGATGTTGTCCATCTTGTACTGGTTTGTTACGCCAGTGCTGGCATCTCCGTAAATGACAAGCCCTTTCGACGTTGACCCAGAGGACGGCCCATCCCCTCGGATGTTGCTCATTGTGATGCACCAGCACGAACGCTGACGCCATGCGCCTGCTGACGATGCGCTAGGCGAATAGATAGCCAATTGCTCGAACAGCGAGTGGAAGCCAACCACGTTGAACATGTCTATTCCCCAGCCTGTCAGGGCATTTGAGAAATAGAAGCCCATGCTTTTGATTTGCAGCCCGAGCATAAAGTCGCTGGCTGCCCAATCGCCGGTAATGGTGATGCCTGTACCTGTGGTTCCGTCAATCTGACGCAAGATAGTCCCGCGCGATGCAAACTGTAGGAAAGGCGCACCGTCACCCATGATGATCAGCGGGCCACGTCCAGAGCCATCAACGGCGATTTCAAGTTGTGAGTACATGTACACCCCGGCAGGGATGTACAGCGTGCGACCGTGCTCTAGGCAGTAATCAATAGCGGCCTGTAGCCCAGCGGTATCATCGGTCACGCCGTCGCCCTTCACGCCAAACCTGAAAGGCTGGACGTAGACGTCCTCCGCGCTCATATGCGCGCCGTTTGGCAAAGAAAAGCACAGTTGATTGTTCTTGTTGAGAACCTTGATAGAAAATGAGTCGCCGTCAATGTAAATGTTTGACGCAGACCCGCTGCGTGCCGGGTATCCGTTGATAGTACGGATTGGCTGCGTTGCAGGTATCGTCAGCGCAGAATCCCAATACACAGTCACCGGATTGGCAACAGGGTCAAGATTCACCGTCCCGACGTAGATATACCCAGAGTCAAGCGGATCGCCGTTGATGTCGGTAAATACGGCAAACGGGGCTGTTACGGTTAGGGCGCTCATTCTTTGGATTCCTGCATTGATACTTGTGACTGGATAACCGTTTGCAGTTTGCTTGCCAGTGCTGCGGCTTCCGGGCTGCGTGGCGGAACATTGGCTATTTTGATCAGCAGGTCACGAACAGGCCGCGATTCGTACACGCGAGCGGCAAGCCCTGCGCCACCGGCAGCGGCAACGCCCGGGAGCGCACCGAAATACTGCGCAAACGTCATAGCACCGATGTAAGGAACGGCCTCTTGCCCGGTACTCGTCTGCACCTTCGCACCCGATGCCCGCCGCGTCAGGTCAATGGCACGGGATAGCCCCTTGATCTGTGCCAGTTCGTCGCCGCTGAAGAACACGCCGATATTGCGGCTCAACTTGGCAACGGAGTTTGCGAATTTCTCCGGACTGATGTCTTCGCCGGCTTTCGCAGAATCCTCTGCCACTTTGCTAATGATTGCCTGCCGTGCCTTTGCGCGGCCTTCCGGCGACAGTGCGCGATAGACTGCCTTCACGTCGCTTGGGCGCATGCTGAACAGCAGTCGCTGTATATCTTCTGGGCGGTCGGTGCCCTTTTTCAACAGACTGCGCAAGGCAACGGACTTCCCTTCATCCGCTAGGTTAGACAGTTGCTTGTTTGCAACAGCAAACCGAACCTGCGCGGGCTTGCCGGCCTTGTCCTCAACAAACTGATAGATGTCATCGCGCAGTTTCTTGTAGATGGTGCCGGTTGCCTTTTCCATAAACGACCGACGCCCGGCAAGTTCCGGTTTTTTGTAGGTGTCGCCTAGCGTCTTGCGCTCAACCTCTATTGCGTCAATGCCCTTTCCTTGCAGTCGCGTCTTGAACGCTTGCAAGTCGTCGATGACACCTTTGATTTCCGGGTTGTCTGCGTTTTTCGACAGTTGCGCAATTTCGTCGTCAATTGCCTTGATAGCCTTCGGCACCGGAACCGCGCCGGCATTGGCGAGAGACTGCACAATCTTTGATTTCTCGCCGGCCCACTTTGTCAACTCTGCTGACCGATGCTTGGCAAGTTCTTCCATGACCTCAGTTGATGCCGCTGCCAAGTCAGTAGCGCCAAAATCGTTGAACGTACTGCGGATGGCGTCAATGCGCGCCTGATTCTGCGATGCGCGAACCGGGCCAGTTCCAGCAACAGGGATGCGCTCGCCAAGTTTCTGCGCGGTCTGCCCGATGAACGTCTGCGGCGGCATGACATCGGAAGTCATGACCGGAATGCCACGCGCCTCAGCCTCGGCCACATCCGACGCCATGCCGGCAGCAGCTTGCGTTGCCGGTGCCATTGCCGCACGACCAGCCTGCACGCCTTTGATTACGGCAGGAACAGCGCCGCCAGCAACGCCAGACAACGCAATGTCCTCCGGGTTGATCTGGCCGCCAGCGACAGCCTGCGATGCCTCAATGGCGGCCTGCGTGCCAGCCGAGGCGGCAGCGCCGCCTAATACGGACGTGGCGCGGCCAGCCGGGGTGAATGCCGCCAAGGCTGCTCCGACGCGCGGGATGTCACTCAACTGAAAGCCGGGTCGAATGGCATATTCCCTGCCATCCATTGCCGACCGCATGATGAAGTTGCCTTTCGCATCCTGCCGTACCTGCACGCCCGGATAGTTTGCGCGGATGACCTGAACGGTTTCAGCCGGCCCTGTCATCAGCGTGCCAATGGCGGTCTTCCAGCCTTCCTTGCTGGTGATCTCGTTCATTTCCGGCATACCGCCCCAATCTGGCAACGCCTCGGTTTCCTCTGTTGCGCGAAGGTTGCCGGTCACAAGGTCGGCGGCTTTGGCTAGGATTCCGGGTTCTTCTGCCGGCGACTCTGGCTGCTGCGTAGGCGCAGCCTGAGACGCCTCAACCTGTTTGATCTTTGACGCAATGACTTGTGCAAGTTCAACGTCGCCTAGCGCGTCTGCCTCTTGCAGGTCTGCGTACATCTCATCAAGTTGCGTCATGGCGACAACCCGTACTTTCCGCGCAGGCTTTCACGGCTCGAAGGCGATGCCGGAGTAGTGGCAGGCACAGGAGCGTCGGCAGGAGAGGCGGCACCGGCTTCCGGCTTGATAGACCGGCCTGCGGAAAGTTTCAGTTCCTGCTCGGCAATCTCACGAAGCCTGCGCTTGGCTGCGATGCGCTCGGGGGTGTCGCCGGGAACCGGGAAATACGTCCTGTATTCCGCCTCAGCCTCATCAGCCTGAATAGTGGCGCCGGATTCCTTACGCAACTTGGCACGAATCCAGCCCATAGCCTGCGTGCGGTATACCTGCTGTTTCGGCGTCATTGACAAACGCTCTGGGTAATCCCCAAACATTGCCGCAATGGACGTTGCCTCGGTCGGGAGTGCGCCACCCATGTCTTCAAGTTTGTTAATCTCTTTCCCGGCATCTACGGCGCGATAAAAGAACCCTGCCGCGTTGCGCTCGCCTTCGGTGGTCTGCGGGCCTTGGTCAGGCTTGGCAGGCAGGCGCACTCCTTCCGGCAGTTGCTCGCCCTCTTGCAGCCAATAAACCTGACCGTCTGCCGCAGTAACCATGCGCGCCGCACGCGGGCGCTGCGGTGTGTCAACCGGACCAACGCCAAGCCACCGTTTCTCACCGGCCTCGTTGGTCACAAAGTATTCCGGCTTGCCGGTGTCAGGGTTCACTGCCACGTCGCGGCTGGTGCCGAACCGTGCTTCCGGTGCGCCACCGCGCAACCGCGCAATCCGCGCGTCATACTCCGGGTCAAGCGAACGCATCATGTAATCGACGGTCGTTTTCGCCCACTTTGGGTTCATTTCTGCCGCTGCGGCTGCGTCCTCATAGGCCTTTGCCTGCAACTCGTCGCCGGCATTGCGCATGGCCACAGCGCGCTCGGTCAGCATTTGCTTGGCCAGTGAAATGTTTTCAGACTCAAGCGCTCCCAAGGTCTGCCAGCCGAACGACAGCGCAGACTGCTTTTTCTCTGCATCCAGCAGATCGAATTGCTGGCGCGCATAGTCAGCATCTTGACGCTGCGCCTGTTGAATGCCACGGCCAAACTGGAACCCCTGCACGGCAGCCTCGAAAGGCGACTGCACGTTGAGGCGATAGTCGATAGGGGAGACCATTAGAAAATTTGCCCCGCTGCTTTTATTGTCCCGTCCTGATTCCAACTTCCAAACGGGTTGCCTGATCCACCGCGCGCGTAATCAAGCATTGAGAACTGCGCCGGCAAATTCATCACATTGCCGAAGGCTTGCCCGCCAGCCAAAATAGCACCGGCTTTTGCCGCGCCGCCCTGTGCCAGAAGATTGCCGACGTTGCTGGCGTATCCCATGCCCGCATTACCAACGCCAGCCGCCGCATTCTGGCCAAGCGACGTCAGGCCTCCGAGCCGGCTGTATTGCTGCTCGATCAACTGGTTAAGCAGTTGCGGACGGAACTGCGCCAGCGCACCCTGAAGGTTTCCGCCACGCAGGCCGCCGGTTGCGGATGCGTTTTGCAGCATCCCCTGCTCGCCCTGTTGCACAATAGACTGGAACATCGGGCTTTGCTCAATACCAGCAATAGCCTGCTGCTGCGCATCTACGCCGCCAAGCCCGATAAGGTTCTGCTGTGCCCGCAATGCCGGGGTGCCGGCGTCAACGTATGGCTTCAGTAGCGCCTGCAATGCGTCAAACTGCCGCGCCTGCTCGTCGCGCCCTTGCTTGGCTGCCGACATCTGCGCGCTTGCAGCCTTGCGGCCTGAGTAAGCCTGAATGCCTGCGCCTGCCAGCGACGAACCGCCAACGATCAGGCCAACTGCCGGATTAGGCATGTCGAAACTCCGTCAAATAGTCATCGTATGACTCCCCGTAGAGAGCCATTACTAGGTGTGCGTTTTGTTCTGCCACTTGCTGTCCGTGGCACAGGTTCACGACCATCAGCACGACGTCGTAGTACCCGGCACGCCAAGTGAATGACACGGGGCCGGCGTTGCCACTGCGCTCTGCGTCGTTTGCGCCCTGCCACTTCAAGACATTGACAGCGAGCAGCGGCACCAATGCGCCGGCATGGGAGGCAAAGAATTGGTTCTGATAGAAGCCGGCAAGGGAATCGTAGATGGCCCGGCGCAATGCCTGCGGGTCTACCGGGTCGCCGTCCGTCACGTCATCGAACACCTGTACGATGTTCCACAGGCTCAACAGCCAGTCAACCGCCGGCTGCGGTAGTGCGAACGTCTCGGACAAGTTGCGCGCAAGCCAGTCGGCCATGTTTCACCGTGTTCAGTGGTGTACATGCGCCGCCGGCAGCGCCTATTGCTCGGCTTTGGTCGATAGTAACAGACTATCGTGCTGTGTTGCTAGGTCACTTCCCGCCCGCTTGACGAAATCGTCAGCGACGTGGCGGTTCCGGCGAGCGTGCTGATGAACCCGCCGGACTCAAGCGTCTGGCCTACCAACTCCGGACAAAGGTAAGTTTCGCCGGGCACGATGGTGCGGGTGTCGATTATCAGGTTCTGCGCACCTGCCGTATCGCTAGACGCCACAAGGTTCACCGAGAACGTGACATTCGACGCCGACGTGTTGGTCACGGTGAACTTGTCAATGATGGTCTTGCAGTTCAGGGCCGTGTACTGCGTGGTTTGCGCAGCCTCGGCCTGCTTGCGTGGGATAAGGTTTTTTACTGTGACTGTCATGGATTACTCCTAGTTACAATGCGCGCCATTCAGGGCCGACACTTAAAAACATTTTAGAGTCGTATTGAGCCGGCAAAGGATACGACGCGACGCCGTTGATTGTTCCGCTTACCGTAACCGCGTTGACGCTTGCATCATTTTTCGCAACGCCACAAACCTTCCCGACATTCTCGCTTGATGGCGGCAGCGTAATCGTAACCGCGCCTCCCGTGGCATCAACGTCAGCAAACTGCATTGCGCTGATATTCATGGCAGAGGCTACGCTCACCACATAGACGCCAGACGGCTGAATCTGCGCAGGTGTCAGGAAGTCAGGCAACCCAACTGGTGTCTGCACCGGCACAAGCGCCAGTAATTCAACAGCCGACGCCAGCCGATCAATGGCGCCAACCGCCTGTGCCGCCATTGCCTCAGCATTGGCTGCCGCAATCTCAACGTCCTGCACGTTCGACGGGATAACGTCAGCCGTCTGATTGAACAGTTCCTCGAACGCCCGAATCGCGCGCGGGTCATTCCCGACAATCGCGGCAATCTGCGAGCGTAGGAGCTTTAGCCGCTGGTCAGACATTCAGCGGCTCCAGATTTGCTTCAAGCCTCGCAATCGCAATGTGCGCGTCACTGGTGCCCCTGAACTTCTGAATGCGCCGGTCACGCATGAACCCGTTTTGCAGCCACGCAATGCGCCTGTTGCGCTCGCCGTACTTACCGGCCTTGCGTGATTGCTCCGCGCTCCATTCCATACCGTCAAGCGAATACGACGCCCACACCACAGGGTCAACGCCTGCAATACGCCCCGTCAGGCTGACCAACTCAAGCGAATGGAACACCGCGCCGCGTGACTCGTTGTAAACGATCTGGGTTGAAAACTCCCAGCCGTTAATCTCGCCGTAGTGGCTAGACAACTCAGGCGACAGGTAGCCAAGCCTTGCAGCCTGTGGGTCGCCCACAATCCACTTGTTGTAGCAGTACACGTGGCCTTGTGCCCGGTACTGCGAATCACCCACCACCGATGACGTCAGGGTGAACCATACCGGAACGCCTAACTCTTTCGACGCTGCGCCGTCATAGGCAAGCGTCTTGTCAGGCAAATGCACATACAGCCACTCATGCGACCCATCAACACGCGACTCAACAAGAACGCCTGACAACTGGTCTTCTGTATATGCGGACAGAACAGTGTCGATTTCGTCGGTTGCGATCTTCAACGCACTACCGTTCAGGCCGACATACACTGAAACAGTCTCATTCCGACCGCCACCAAGGAACGCCACGGCGTCCATGTACACGCAGCACGCATGAGTTCCCACGCATCCCTTCTGTATCTGTGCGCCCTCATTGCGGGCAAACGGGAACAGGTCGCCGCCGACGTTATCGAACACCTCGATTGTGTATCGGTTCAGCGCGTATGGCTCGTTGCGTATTTTCAGCAGCGCAACAATCGGATCAGGGTCGGCCTCGGAACTTCCGTACTTGAGCGGGTTGACGCTGAAAGGATCGCCCAACTCGGTCACGACGAGATACTGACCGTCTGTGGTCATGTAGTACCCGTCAACCCATATGACGTCAAGAACGGTGCCAAGGTCTGCGTCTGTTACCTGCGTGACGGTTGTTCCGTCGAAAATGTACAGGCCGCCGTCCGCTGCAATCGCCATGTCATCAAAGGAGTAATCCATCGTGACGCGGCCAGTGCCTGGGACAGTGGCAATCGAGGTAATAGACCCATTGCCTGCAACTGCCGCAATCGTCCATCCCATGACCCGGTAACAAGTCCCGTTCCAGTTAATGCCGCCTCGGTCAATCCCCGGCGCCGTCGCAAGCGTGACGATACCGTCAGCCGGCGCAAGGTATCCGGATGAAATACCCGTCGCCTTGGGAACTGGAACAAGATTGCGCGGGTATGCCGTCCGAAAGCGCGAATCGGAATCGGTATAGATGCCGGACAATACCGGAATCTGCATGTCAGCCTACCCGATACCAAATGCTCGGGGTCGCCTGATAGCGCAGACGGAAGAAACCGCCAGCGGCCAGCGTTGTTGGCTCGCCAATCACATCAACAGCGCCATTGCCGTCAACCGTCAAGGTCGTGACAGCAAGCGAACAGGTCACAAGGATTTCCTGCCCGTCAATGGCGTTGTCCGGATCAGGAAGAACAACCGTACCGGCTGCATAAGAACCGAGCGGGGTGATGGTCAGCCAAGTGTTCACGCTTGAATCGCGCACCTGAATGCTGAACCCGGTAGCAGCGGGCGCGGAGTTCTGCACAGTGAATGCCGGCGTGCCCAACTGCTCGGTCACATACGTCATAAAGTCAGCGCCGTTGATTTGGTAATCACGTCCGCTGACATTGATTGCGATGGTGTTGGCGCTAGTGAAAACGTCCTTGAAAGGTAGGTTAGCAATGCCGCCGGACATGGTCAGTCTCCAAAAACAAGGTTGCCATTACCGCCGATTTGCACCGGGCTGGTATCGGCAGGATTAAGGAACGGGATTTCTGGCGACTTGTTGCCGAACCCGGCAGGGATGGCGCCCAACTGCATCTCACGTGGCATACAGGCGATTGACAGTAGTGCGTCATATGCCTGCTTTGCTGCCACCTTCAACTCTACAGCCGGAACCTTTCCGAACGATGGGCACAACTGCACGGCAAGCGCCATGTAAGCGGCAGGAACGGCATAGTCAGGAAGTCCGGAGTCTTGGTCAGGGTCAGAACCGGAACCAGATGACGCAATCGGATAAGGGAATGAAATTCCCTTGGCGTTCCATGTGGCCATGATCGAATCCAGCCGGCGCAGTGCTGACTGAATCTGATCTGCTGTCAGGTCGAAAACGAATGCCGCTAGGCCGGCATCCTCAAACGCCTGATTGATGATCTGCCGCTTCGTCCACGACATTGGTCACCACCAACTTGTCAGCAATCATGGCCGACAGTTTGCGGTCTGTCGTGCGACCGTCGAACCTCAAGCCCAATTCGCGGGCCTTTTGCTCCAACTCAGCGCGGGTGACCGGCGCATCGTCTGGCGGAACTTCTACAATGTCAGCCGGCTTGGCATGTACTTCTTCGCGCGTGCCGACATAACCTTTCGCAATCCACGCATCGTACTCGTCTTGGCTCGTCACCTGAACGTAGTCATACGTCAGGCCGCGAGAAACAGAATCAGCGCATGGCTTGCAGTACACAAATCTGGGAAATTGCAGCATTCATCCTCCAAACGAACAGGGCCGGCGAACCGGCCCGTCCGGCATATCAGGCAATGCGGTAGCAGATGAACGTTTCAGCAGCGGTCTTGCGCATACGGAACAGGCCCGCTGCGCCCATGACCTCACCAGTGCTGGAATGGCTGGCCTGAATCACAGGCTCACCAACAATGGTAATGCCGGAAGCAGGGGCCGTCAGCGTCAGCGTATCGGCAGCCGCAGCGGACAGGTTCAGGATCGAAAACTCGAACGCCTGACCGATTGCGATGTCGATAGCAGCATCCAGCACCGCGCCAGTTGGTAGGGTGTAGGCCACGGTGGCGCCAGAAGACTGCGTGCCAGTAATCAGGCCGCCGATAAGCGCAGCGGACGTGATCGTGGCAGCGGTAGTCATGGCAACCGGGGCGCCGCACTCGAAAACAAGCGCGGAGGCCAGAGCCGCCGTGCCCATGTCATACGACACATCGTTTGCGCCAGCCTCGATACGAACAACGCCGGCAGCACTGAACGCGCCGGACGTGTACGTGTACGGGGCTGAGTCAACGGAATCCAGCAACAGCCAAGAATCAGGCTGGTTCGGATAGCCGACGCGCTGGTAAACCTTGAACGGGCCTTGGGAAGTTGCTGAAATCTTGTCAGACGCGGCAACCGTGATGTCTTGCGTGCCGAACTGATAAACGATATTGCTCATGGCGGAATCCTCAATGCGTGAGAAAAGGGCCGGAGTTACCCGGCCCGATGTCTATCAGGTCTGCGAGAACATCATCACACCGCAATGCTCTGGCTGGGTCATGACGACGCCAAACAGAGTATCGAGGCGGAAGAATGTCGTGCGTGTCAGGATGTCGTACTGCTTCTGCATGACCAACTCAATGCCCGAGTCAGTCGTGCCGCGCATGACGGCAGCGCCAGCATCAGACGGGATTGCCAAGCGCCCCGGCATCAGTTCGATGGCGTCGTACTGCCAGAACGGGTTGACCGCTTTGGTCACCGTGTTCAGGCCTGTGATACCGGCGGAAGCGGACGGGGTTACTGCGCAGTTCTGGTATTGCAGTTCTGCGTCGGAACCGCCCTGTGCCGAGATAATCGGCGGGCTGATGACCATCGTAGACGCGCCTACCGACATCACGCGGAACGTCTTGAGTTCGCCAGTCGATTCCTTGGTGATGTGATGAACCTCGTACACGCCGTCAATGGTGATGGCATCGCCAACTGCTACGTTGGTCGTTGCGGACGGGGTTACCGTCTGATAGCGGTTGTCAACGTTTCCAGACTCACCACTAGCCGCCGTGCTGGTAGCAACCGGCACGTAGTAGTTGCCAGCGCCGACCAAGGTGCTGATCGTCAGGCCAGTATGGGCTTTGGCGGTCAGGCGGTTGGCGTAGTCCAATTTGTACGCACGGAAGCCGGCGATGTTCTCGCCAATCAGCGCACGCTCATAGGCAGTGGTCGGCTTTCCCTGCATGGTGCCACGGGTGGCGAGGTTGTTCGCCATACCGTTGTAGTCACCACTCGACAGAGCGATATAACGATCCCACGCAGGGACGCCAGTGCGGTTCATAATGGTGTCGCACTGAGCGACATCATCAAAGCCAGTGGCAGCAGCGGAACGCTTGATGAACAGTGTGCCCTGATTGGAAGCAACGTTCATACAGGCAACGTTGATGTCGCTTGCCAGTTTCTGCTTGCCGGCCTCACCAAGACGGCCTTCTTGCAGCGCGTCGCGGAGTTCCTGCGAGTTCATCGACCAAGATGAAAACTTCTCATAGCCCAAACGCGAAGGAACAGACAATTGCGTTGACGGCTTGAATTTTCCAGTTGCATCGCTTCCGCTGAACGACTGCGCGATGTATGGCATCGGACGCCAGATAGTGTCGTTCGTGCGCGCCATCGTGGTCGAATCGGTGTTGTATTTCTTGACGTTGCGGGCCATGACCTCAAGGTCATTGAAGCCTTCCAGAACGTTCTCGAACGCTACGCGCTCTTCTTTGCTGAATGCGTTGGCCATGATGGCTCTCCTACAAATTGATGAGAAAAGGCAATTGCTTGCGTTGTCTCACCATGTCGGAGGCGGGGCCGGTATAACTCACCATCACGGAGGCGGGGCCGTTGGCAGCCCAAAGGACTGCCGGTTGCGTCAATAGTACGGCGTATGGCGATAGGTTGCAACTATCGTCCTTTCGCCCTCAACTGCCGATTGTATGCGGCAACCTTGGAGTAGTCGCCGGTCTTTTCGGCATCGGCACGCAGGCGGTCTAGGTTGGAATCAACCGTGCCAGACACGCCGGCATTTCCTGATACCCGCTTTTCCGGTGCTGGCGGTTTCTTCGTCGTTGCCACTTTGGTCACCTTGGTTTGTAGTGCAGCCACAGCGAAGGCGAACTTCACAGGGTCTGCGATGCTGGCCAGTTCTTTCAGTTTCGTATGGTTCGTGCCTAGGCCAAGGATCAATTCAGCCGGGGCATCAGCGCCAGACAGGATGATCCCTATCTGCGTCGGGTTAAGCACAGACTGAACAGCCTCTTCCGCCTCGTCGAAATCATCGGCGCCAAGCGACGCCTTGGCTGCGTTGTATGCCTCAACCTTGGCATTCCAAGCATCCTGCGCAGCCTGCTCGGCCCGCTTATGGTCTGCCTTTTTGGCGTCTACTTTGGCCTTCTTTTCCAGCCATTCTCGGGTTGCCTGCTTGAACTTGGCCGGATCGTAGTCGAAGTCTTCCAGTTCAGGCTCTTTGCCAACCTCGTCCTGCTGCTGCGGTTGCAGGCGGGCAATCTGGTCGCGGGCTTCGCGCAATTCCTTGTTCAACTGCCGATTGCGCTGCCGTACTTCCTTTACCCATCCGGTTGCCTTTGCGTCAGCATCCTCTTCCGGTTCCGTGTCTCCAAACGTGACTTTTACGCCTGCTGGATGTTCTTGTTCCGCCTGTTGTTCTGGCTGCTGATCTGACTGTTCCTGTTCCTGCTGCTCGTCTACCTGTTGCTCTACCTGCTGATCGTCAGCGTCGATTCCCACGTTGTAACCCTCAATCTCGCCCTGTCGGAAGGCCGGGCGGTTCGCCTTACTGCTGTACTTTGGCCAGTTGGTCAATGATTGCCAGAATCTGCTTCTGCTTATCAATGTCCATGTCTGCCATGACCTTTGCTGTATCGGCGCGGGCCTGCTCAATCTTGGCCAGCGTCAGCCCGGTTTCTGCCTGCGCTTTCTGCGCCTTGGCGTTCGCCTCGTTGGACATCGCCTCGGCCAGTTGCAGGTTAGGGTCTGGTGGCTGATTGGCTGTGGCCTTTTCCATTGCTGCGCGTTCTTCCTCGGTCGGCTTCATTACTCCCATCTTCACCAACTGGTCGCGGAAGTATGCCCGAGCGTCGCCAATGCCCTCGCCTTCCATGTTCATCATGGCCATCGCCCCAAGAACCTTGGCCGTCTCCGGGTCTTGCGTGATGGTCATCATGCCGGTCAATGCGCGAACGGTAGCGGCACGCTTGCTTGACGATGACGGCCCAACCTCAACAGCCACATCGAAACGCGCATTGGCAAAGTCGTATTGCTTGATCGTCTCGCCGGTCTTGCCGTCGATCATCGGGCGCATTAACTCAACACTTCCAACCTCACCAGACACGCCCACAGTCTTCATCTTGCGGCCATCCTCAACCGCAATGTCTTTCATCATGGACAGCCATATTTCGCCAGAGCGCTTCATAGCCTTCGCCATGTTGCTCATGTAGATGAAAGATTGCATGTCCAGGCGGTTCTGAATCAACTCAACGGCCTTGCCGCTGATGTTGGACATCATTTCTTCGCCGGCCTGCTGATTGCCCAACAGGTCGATCATGTCCTGCTCGGTTATCTGCAACAGGGCAGCCATTGCCGGAGGAATCTGCGGCGGTCGCGTGTACCCAACAGGGCCGGTCACCATCTGGCCACCGCTTACCGGGTCGTCGATTGGGTTAAGCATCAAATACGGGTAGTTCTTGATGTTGTCTTCCTCCCACATCGTCTGATGTCCGGCAATCTGTTGCGGCGTGACGATGGGTTTTTCGACGGACGAATAGGCGGACAACTCGCCCAACTTGCTGATCTGCATGTTCTTGATTCGCTGAACGTCCTTGATGTACCGGATGATGCCGGCGCACCTTTCGACGTTATCAACGAACCACCGCTTGCCGTACATCGGCACAATGGGGATGCACTTGCCGGCAATGACTCCGCAGTCCTCAAGGATGCGGGCACCTGACATGATGAACTTGTGTACCTCACGAACGCGGCGCTTTTTTTCCTCGGTGCGCTTGAAGCCACGCGCCAACAGCTCGGAGTCGGCGTTCTCGTCCTCGTCGAAATCGTCCGAGGTCAGGTATTCTTCCTCGCCCGTTATCCCCTCATATTCGTAGACCGTGATACGGCGTTCTTCAACGCGGTAATACTCGGCAACGTACACAACGTCAGGCGTGTTCCAGTCGAATTGAGATTGGCTGATGTCCTTTGGCCACGTTGCCGGGTCATCATCCCACGTAGATATGTAGGCGGATTTGGCGTAAGCAGACAGAATAAACCCGCGCGTAGCATCAGACTTGTCCTGCCGTTTTGCGTTCAGGTCAAAGAACGCCGATGAGTCCGCATCATATATAGGCTCAATACAAACGCGTTGCTGTTCGTCGTCTTCGTCTTCATCGTTTTCGTATTTGGTGCGAAGACGCCATGCGCCAAAACCTCCAAGAAGCGCTTCGTCAAAAGCATTATCATATGCCTCGTCGGCCACACTATCCTGCTCGTCTGCCCTATATAGGCCGTCACAAGCATCCGCAAAATCGTCTGACGGCGTTCCGTCTTTGCTGACGAAATCGACAGTGATCCGGTTGTTGCGGTACTCATTGGTCACGCGCACGACGGCCAACTGCCCCTTATTCACCTCGAACTTGGGCTTGTTGGCAAACTGCGCCGCTAGGTCGCCTTCCCATTGCGCCCCGACTATGGTGCCAAACCGGCGATCTTGCAGGCATTGCAGCCGCTCCGTCCGCAGTGCGCTTTGAATATCGTCGAACTCTTTGCGCGCCTCTTGGTGAATGCGGATCAGGCGGTCTGACTTTGATTCACGCGGCATGGCTTACCACCTGTTGACGGTTGGGCGCGGAACGACAATATCAGGCTTGGTCGTAGGCCGCACGATAGCAGGGAACAGTTCTGAAAGCGCCCATATTAGCGCATCCGCGCGGTTTGGGCTTCGGCTTCCGGTGTAGCCGGTCGTTGAAAACCCGGCCAATTCCTCTTCCAACTCCGGGAAAATGCCCACATGGCGCACCTTTCCGGCCTCATACAGGGCGCTGAACGGCTCGGCTCTGACATGCTTGCCGCGTGATGCGGTCACCTTCCTGAACGGAGTGCGCGGGCGGGCCACCTGTATCGTCTGCTGCACCATCGCCCCGCCGTAGTTCGTCTCCCCAACCACGCAGTCAGCCGCATGGCGGTCAAATGCCGATGTGGCAACGCGCCCCCATGTCGCCGGGCCGGCCTTGACAGTGCAGTCCTCAAACACATAGGCGTTGCCGTCCTGCGCCAGCCCGACAACCATAATTCCGATTTCGTCGTTGTCGGCGTTGTCTGCATCGTCGGCGCCAGAGGGATCAACGGACACCACAACACGCACCAGTGCAGTCGGAGCGCCGTCCATTGCCCGCCACTTGTCGATAGATTCTTCTGGGAATAGCGCGTTCGGGTTGGCGTCGGCAAACCGACCTTCAAGAAATCGCGCCCGCATTCTGGCCGGAAGGTTCTCCAACTGCTTCAGGTACTCCGGCGACAGGTTCGCCATGTTGTCGGTCGGGTTGATCTGGAAAGAGTCATAGTCATGCGGGTTGCGAATCGGAAGCCTTGTCTCTGGGTCGCGCTTTTCGATGAACAGGCGGTATGTCCAGTGAGACTTTGCCGGCGGGTTGCAGTCGTAGTATGCCCGCAGTTTCAATGGCGACGCAGGCGAACCCTCAACGTCCTGCTGCGCCAGTTGGGCCAGTCGGGTCATGGCTGTATTCACTGACCCATACGGAATCTGGCTGCACTCGTTGAAGTACAGCGTGGCGAATTCCATCCCGAGAATCTTCTCGGTTCTGTCTTTGTCATCAAGGCCGGCAAACCATATCTGCGACTGGTTCGGCAGGTCTACGAACATCTCTTGCGTGTGTGGGGTCCACTCGACACCGGGAAACGCCAGCCGCATTACCTTCGGGAATGTGTCCAGAAACACAGACGCCTTGAGGTGATTCAGGCGAAACCGGAATATGCCATGCCGCGATCCCGGCGCCTTGAGCGCCCGCATAACGACGTTGCGGGTGTGAAGGAATGTCTTCCCAGACCTTGACCCGCCCCACAGCATGACATGAGTTGAGTCGCCGGAGCATACGGCCTGCGCGGCAAGTTGTCGGTCTGTCAGTCTCACAGATTCTGGTCTGTCGGCGTGGCAACAACGCGGACAGGCCCGCCGCCATCGCCTACCAGTTCGGTGCGCGCCAGTTTGGGGGCTGCGAACTCGGCAAGTTTGGCCATCAGGTCAAGGGCGCGTCCGGGGTCAGGCTTGGCGGTGTCGGTTCCGTCACCCTCCGCGACGAGAGTCAACCAGCGCCCAACGTTCTCGCGGTTGTCGTCCAGCAGTTTCTGGACAGTTACGCGGAACTCGGTCGTGGCTTTGTTTGGCGTTCCCTTTTGCCGCCCTTTGCCTGCGGCTGGCGGTTTTCTATTCGTCACTACTTTGCTGTCTCCGGCCTACCGGGGTTCGCTGATTGTGGTCTGTTGCTGGCTGGTGGTCAAGGGCCAATCCAGTCGCGCGCGTCTACTGGCTTCCGCGTGGCAGTCACTACGTTGGCGATGTACTCGCACTTGTCGCCCTCAATTGTGATGGTATCGCCGTGCTTTATGCCTACGGAGGCCGCATAGGACTCATCCATATTCAATGCCACCTTTGGCGGCACTCCCTTACACCTGTCAATGGCGCGCTGCTTTCTGCGTTCGTGGCGGTTCATGAAAACAACCTCTCAAGCCAAGACTTTCGCCTTTCCGGTGCCGGCTTTGTCATGTCGTAGGGTGCCCATCCTGTCAGTCCGGTTGGCTCGGTCTTGTCCTCAGTCAGCCTTCCGTGCTGGTCGTACACGCGCTTTCGCCCCATGCCTACCATGCGGTGTCCGCCATTAGGGTCTTGGTGGAACTCTATCCATGAGTCCAGTTTGACGTGCCCGAAAAGCATGTCTATGGTTATTTTTGGCCCGGTCATATCACTCCCCTTTGTTTTCTTGTCTTGCCATTTCCCGCACGGCAGCCGATAGGTTAGGGCCGATGGTGCGTAGTGTGTGGTTGTTCGCCGTACACGTGTAGGGTGGCACCTAGTGGCTAGGGTGGAACCTATTTCCATAAAGGGGAAAACTTTCGCGTATGGCGCTGCACTGCTCTAATACCTCTTTTTACTCTATATAGGAAATAGGTTACTACAGGTTACACCCTTCCACCTTTCAATGACTTACGAGCGTTTTGGATGTATCAGGGTGGAACCTATGTTACACCCCGGCACCCTGATCATCTGCTTACCCTTTGTCACCTTGCGCTGCACACCGTGCTTTGACAGGGTGGAACCTGCCTGCGTGGCGTCTGCTTTGGTCGGACGTTCCACCCCAAGTTCGATCAGCAATTCGGTCACGGTGACCCATCGCCAAATGGTACTTGGCTCATCCCAATCAAGCCCGGTTTGTATGCGCTGCTCGATGGGGTCAACGTGCTGGAACTGTTCGTTGTGTTCGTTCAGGCTGGCAACCTCATCTGCTTCCAGATACCAAGACTCGCCTGACTGATATAGCGCGTGAACCTCGGCCCATAGTTGCTGCATGTCTATTGTGTGTGAATGATCAATTCCGCAGCATGGGATAGTCCAATAGCGCCGGTTTCCGGTTGGGTCTGCCAGGAACTCTTGGGCGTTTACCGATGCAAAGAACACAGTCCGTCTGGCGTAGTGGCTTTCCTTGCGAGCGTAGGCTCTGCGCAGTACGTCATTCTTTCGTGTAATGAAAGCCTTGAGTGCTGCTATGTCAGCCTTGCGGAATGTGGCGTCAAGTTCACCCAACTCGACAAGCCAGAAGGACACGGCCTGCTTCACGCTGTCGCGGTCGTCAGGGCGCAATGTCATGCCGTCCTGCGTCAGGCCCATGTGGTCAGGAACCAAGGACTTGAACCACTTGGTCTTACCAAGGTACTGCGCGCCCTGTAGGACTAGGACGCCACCGGCTGACACGCCTGCCGGCTCGAAGGCGGCAGCGATGGCGGACAGCAGCCATCGGCGCATCATGGTGTTTTTGAGGTTTTCCGGGCCGGCTGTGCGGATGGTGTCGTAGAACAAATGCAGCCGGCTAACGCCATCCCACGGCGACGAAAGAACCCACTCTGCTACCGGGTTGTATTGATTGCGCTCGGCAAGGTAGGTCAGGAAGTCGCCTAGTTTGTCGGTCGGCATACCGAACCGGGCGCAGTATGACATTAGCCACGCAAAAGAGGCGTTCTGGCCATTGTCGGTACTGAAAGCCTGTCCTGGGATAAGGACTTCTTCTTCCTTGCTGATCACGTTGTAACGCACAACGACACCAAGCCGGCGGCAAATCTCGGCCACGTTTTCGATGGTGGCGAGTGGCTTGCCTTTGTCGTTGCAGTCTGGCAGCAGGTCGTACATCGGGACAGCCACAGATTGCACTGGCTGGCTAACAGCAGCATTGCTTTTGACTGGCGCAGCAGGCTTCCTATCCATGCCTGTAATACTCGCAGCAGCCTTCACTGCCGCAGATAGGTTCCCGCCATGCTCATACGTGACGAACAGGTCAAACGAGTTTACAGGCTTGCCGGTATCGTCGGAACAGAGCGGGTCGCTGGCGTGATGAATCCAGCATGAGGCGCCCTCTGTCAGTATGACAACACCGGGCAGGCCAGTCGTGCTGTGAGGTGAGAGGTAACGCTTTCCAACGCGCCTATACCCTGCGCTTGCAAGGGCGTTTTCGAGCGGCACTGCGCGGCAGTAGGCGTCGATCACGCTGTCGCCTGTATGTGTGCGCGGTGTTGCGTGCTGCAATGGCGCTGGCGTTTGCTTTTCAGCCCACGGGCATACCGACACAAGTTGCGGCTTGAATTTGTCCCATGCTTCCCAGATAGCCATAAGCCAACCGGGCGGCGTAGGCCATTGGTCAAGCGTCTCTGGCGGCTTCACTATCCAGCGATACGGCTTGCCGGTTTCTGGATGGATAGACGGCGGAAGAACGTCCTGCCGTTGCTTGCCATCGCACGATGACCGCAATTCAATGACGGTGTGTTTTTTGCGCTGGTCTTCCTTTGTCGGCCAGTTCAGTTTTTCGTATGCCAGAGATACGCCATCAGGAACGCGAAACATAACGCGCCGTCCTTTCGCGCTACCTTGAACGGTAGGGAATGAATCGAGCGCGTCAGGCGGGATGCCGAATTCTTCCATGATTAGCGCGAAGGACTCAGCGCAATCTATATCTAGCGAGCAAAACCGCGACGGCCCAAGCGCAACACCTATGTTCCAGTCTGCGTTTTTCGACCAAAAATCATGCGCTGCAAATGCGTCTGTAATGACGTTTTTGCCCCAGTCGTCTGCGGTTGGAAACTTCCGGCGCGGCTCGATTGGAACAAGCGCCATACCAAAACGTCCTGCGTACTGCTCTGCATACCATGATGAATTAGTCATTAGCGCGGCACCCACAGCAGGCACTGCACTGCGAACCAGTTCTCAAAAACTGTTCGCGCAGGATGATTGCTTGCGCAAGCGCAACAACATCGGCGGCATGAAAGTCTTTTACCTTGAGTTCTAACAGAATTCGCTTCGCAAAATACGTCGTATCTCGCGCATCAATGATTGCTTGGGTGAATTGGCCGGGGCAGCCGATGGCTTCTTCCTTTACAGGTTCCATTTTTAACCTCTGACGTAACTGACAAAGACCAGCACAATTTACTGGTCACCGACCATGCTGAATGATTTTTAACGCATCGTCAACCGAACGAGCAACGCCAGCAACGCCGCCCATCAGTTGCACGTGGAACAGAAAGCGTTCTTGCTCGGCTGTTGTCCGACCTTTGGCGGTCTTGACCTCAACGGCAAGGAACCGTCCATCAGGCATGATGCCGATGATGTCAGACGCGCCGACGCACATGCCGAAGGTTATAGGCGATGCGTTGGCAAGCGTTACCACGCCGGCAGACGAGTGCACGACGCGCCCGGCATAGGCTTGCCCGGTGTTGGAGCGCCAGACCGTGCAGCCGGCCTCGGATAGCGCAACCATGATGCTGCGCTGGAGTGCGGTTTCTTTATTCACTGGTAAGCGCCTCTCGAGCGCGTTGATATTCCGACGGTGCAGGCTTGCGGCCAGCGCGCGCTGCAAACACAGTTGCGGCCCATTCTGCCGGGAGCTTCATTCCGCGACGAACACCAACCAGAACCAGTTCCTCGATTGTTCGCGCGCCGCCCTGTTCGCGCCGCTGTTCGCGCCTGACTGTTGCCGGGTCGATACGAACAAGCGTACCGTCTACGGTTTCCGGTGCCGCACGGCCACCACCGGGCACAGGCTCGCCGCACTTGGGACAGGCAGACGGCCCGGTGCGGAACACGCTGTAGCACTTGCGGCACTGCTTGACGTTGACGTCAGGCTCGGTGTCGCCAGCCTTGCGCCGTTTGGACTTGCGGCCTTCTAGCGACCACTCCCGCACATCGTCGGGCAGTCCGTGGCGCGTCCAGTTGCCGACCTGATCCAGCACCAGCAGCCGTCGCTTTCCGGGTTCCACACGCAGGCCGCGCCCGATAGCCTGCATGTAAACGATCATTGATGCTGTGGGGCGCAGGAACTGCACTACCGATATGGCCGGCACGTCTAGCCCCTCGATTGCGAGTTGCACCGATGTAACGACCAGCGTTTCGCCAGACCGGAGCCTGCCGAATATCGCGTCGCGTTCGGCGTCTGTGTGGTTGCCGTCCACATGCTCACACGGTATGCCGCGCGCCCGGTATGACTCGGCAACGTGCTGGCTATGCTCGATAGTGACGCAGAACACCATGCACCGCTCGCCGTTGGCGTGGTCGATATAAGCCTGCACCGCATCGCCTGTGATGGTTGGCTTGTCAACGGCAGCGGCAAGTTGTTCGGTGGCATAGTCGCCAGCCCTGATGTCAACGTCTGCCAGTGACAGCGTGGAGGCGGGCGCGATGATTTCGTAGTCACACAGACGGCCACTGTCGATCAGCCAGCGCATCGGTCTGGCCTGCACGATGTCCGTGTAAACCTGCCCTAGTCCTTTGCCGTCGGTGCGCTCTGGCGTTGCGGTCAGGCCAATGATGATCGCATCAGGCCATGCCTCAACGACTCGCAGGTATGACGGACTGACCGAGCGGTGACACTCATCAATGATGATGATGTCAGGCGCGCGCATTTTTTCGATGCGATTAACGACTGTGTTAATGACCCCGACGTTGGCCGGCACATCAGACAGCGTGCGCCCAGCCATTACCATGCCGTGCGCAACGCCTGACTTCCAGAACGCGCGCGAAGTCTGACGCACCAGTTCCCGGCGATGGCACAGGAACAACACGCGCTTACCGCGCGCAACGGCGTTTGCGGTGATTTCCAGCGCAATTACCGTCTTTCCGAAGCCAGTCGATCCGGTCAGGATAATGCGCCGATGAGTTCGCAACGATGCGCGCGCTGCGTCCAGCAGTTCGCATTGATCGTCGTAGAGTTTCATTTGCGCTTCCGCCCGTGCGTGATGCGCCGATACAACCGAGACTCAACACGCCGCACGGCATGTTCTGGCAATTCTTCTGGCCACTGCGACACAGCAGACTGCGATATGCCCAAACGGTCGGCAAATTCGGTCTGCGTGGTCGCACCTAGTCGTTCCATTGCTTCTGTCTTTTTCATCGTCCCCCCGTTGACGTGCCGGTATAAGCCCGCTTATATTGCATCCCGCAGGCCGGTGAGTCAACCGGCCCCAAAAGGAGAAACACCATGATCTACCACGGCCTACCAAACGCCGATTACCACGCACGACACGACGCAATCAGCAAGACAGGTCTTGACCTAATTGCGCGCAGCCCGGCGCATTTTCGATATGCCCCGAAGCGCGAACCGACGCGAGCCATGACCATCGGCAGCGCGACACACGCGGCGATACTTGAGCCAGATGTGTACGCATCGCAGTGGATTACAGTTCCGGTTGATGACAGGCGCACGTCGGTCTGGAAGGAGGCTGTTAAGGCGCGCGGCGAGGAATTCACGCTAACGCAATCAGAGGCCGACCGTATCAGCGGGATGCAAGACGCTGTTCGTGGAAACGCAGCAATGCGCGCGCTGTTCGATGCGCCCGGTGAGGCCGAGGTGTCGATATTCGCCAAAGACCCTGAAACCGGCGTGCTGGTTCGTGTGCGTCTTGACTGGCTGTGCGCTGACGGGCGGTCTGCTGACCTGAAAACGGCAGCCGATGCGTCTGACGATGCGTTTGGCAAGTCGATCATCAACTACCGCTACCACGTGCAGCAGGCGCTGTACTCTGACGTGTATCAGTGGGGAACCGGCGAGCGGCTGCAATCGTTTGAGTTCGCGGTTGTTGAGTCCGACGCGCCGCACTGCACGTCGCTGGTGTCGCTGCCTGACGATGCGGTTGCGTATGGCCGGATGCTGTACCGCCGTGACCTGCGCCGCTATGCGGACTGCATGGATCGCGGAGAATGGCCGGGCCTTCCGGGCGAGCCGCACGTCATCGCGCTGCCGGGATGGTTTGTTGCACAGATGGATGCAGAATTGGAGGTGGTGTGATGGCTGACGTATCGTTTGCGCTGGCAGCGAAGTCTGACCAGTTGAACGCGCTTGATATTGTTGGCGCGGAGCCTGTTATCCGCATTCGTGATGTGAAGGTACACAACACGCCGACGCAGCCTGTGCATGTGTATTTCGACGGTGACAACAACCGCCCGTGGAAGCCGTGCAAGGGGATGCTGCGAGTTCTTGCTGGCGCGTATGGCAACGACTCGTCTGCATGGGTTGGCAAGCGCGCGCGGCTGTACTACGACAACACGGTGAAGTACGCAGGCGAGGAAATCGGCGGCATTCGCATCAGGTCGCTGTCAGACATTGACGCGCGCGGTCTGGCGTTTTCGTTGCGGCTGAATCAGAAGAAAACCATCCCGTACCATGTGCCGCTGTTGGTCGTTGAGGACAAGCCGTACCCGTCTGACCGATTCGATAAGGCGTTGACAAAAATGGGCGAGGCAATGCAGGCCGGCACGATGACGCTGCAACAGGTCATTGCGCAGTGTCAGAAGACCGGAACTCTGACAGCCGATCAGATGAAGCGGCTTGAAGCGTTGGCGCCGGTTGAGATTGCAGACGTACAGGACACGCCGATTACCGGCGCTACCGACAACAATGAGGAGACATTCGGATGAACGTATTCACTTTCAGCGGTAACTTGGGCGGCGACTGCCGGACTAACAACGTAGGCGGCACAGACGTGTGCAATTTCTCGGTCGCCTGCACCAGCGGCTATGGCGAAAAGAAACAAACGCACTGGATTGACTGTGCATACTGGGGCGCTGGCGGCAAGGCGGTTTCGCCGCACCTGCGCAAAGGTCAGCAGGTTGTTGTCAGCGGTGAGGTATCGCTCACGCCTGCGACGGACAAGTACGCTGCAAAGATCAGCGTGCGCGTTTCGTCGTTGACGCTGGCAGGCGGCAAGCGTGATGATGCGGCGCCAGCACCGGCACCGGCAGCCAGCACCGGTTCTGCGGCGGCTGATTTCGACGATGACGCGCCATTTTGAGTAACGTGCGCCCGGTTCGCCGGGCTGCATTCGGAACCTGAAACCACCAAGCCCGCCACCGAGCGGGCTTTTTCTTACCTGCCCTCTACCGGCCCAGACCTGTGCGCCTTGTACGCGGCCAGTAATGCGGCACGGTCATGCCCGAACCGCTGGCATAGGCGGTCTGCCTCTGCGCTTCGTTCTGATCGGATGACGCGGGCTAGGTATCGTGCAGCGCATGGCAGGCAGCGCAGGTTGTATGTGCTGCCGTTGCTGGTGCAGTCGCGGCAGTTAGACATCCATTGCAGCCCTTATGAAG